TTCTACGGTCCGACGATCGGATTCTCGGCATTCAACGCGGCCGATTCGAAGCTCTATGTTTACGACGGTTCGACCTGGAATGCGGTCGGCGCCGGCGGCGGCGGGACCGCATTTCAAAACCAGCAAATGAGAAACATCATCTACGGCTACAAGAACGGAGATCCGTTCGGGCTGGGGAACTACACCGGACCTCGGGGATCCGGCGACACTGTCCAGGCGACGGCCGGCACGCTCGGAGGAGCGAGCGGGACGTCGGCTCACGGCGCCGGAACGACGCTCGTCACAAGCGGAACGGGCGCCGGCGCCTCGATCGCGGGGGATGCGATTTACCGGACGGGTCGATCGATCAAACTCCTCGGGAAGCTATGGCTCTCGAGGACGACCGACACGCGGTTCGTTTTCGGACTCGCGAGCGGCGTAAACGACTCCGATTCGCCGTTCGACTTCACGGCGTTCTTTCGCTACTCGACAATCGCGAGCGATACAAATTTCCAATGCGTGACGGGCGACGGAACCTCGGTCACAGTCACCGACTCGGGGATCCCCGCGGACACGAATGAGCACACGTTCGCGATCATCTTCGACGACGTCACGCCAAACGTACAGTTTTACATCGATGGAACGCTGGTCGCGACCAACACGACGAACCTCCCCCCGAGCGGGCACTATCTCTGTTACGAATTCCTGGTCCGTGGAAATAGCTCGAACAATACGGCGGGGTTCGGTCAGATGGTGATCGACGTCGACTTCTAGGGCGCCTGGTCAATGGCACGTTCGTGGGTTCGACATCTTTCGTCATTCGACGCGCGTTCCCGGATGCCTGATCGTTGAACGATGGCGATCAGCGTTCTCGATGCGGTCTCGACGGGTGAGTATCGCGATGAGCGTTTGTATTTGCTCAAGACGATCGAGCGTCTCGAGGAAGGGGCCGAGAAGCAACTCGAGACGATTGGCCGGATCCGCGAGCTCGTCGACAAATGTAAGCTCGACCTCAACGATGCTCACAAGAAAATCAAAGGGCTCCAGAGCTCGAGCGACGGGTTCTCGAAGCGTCTGACGCGATCCGAGATCCGCGCGGGGTTCATCGCGGGCGGGACCGGAACCGTTCTCGCGATTCTCTTCGAGGTCGGGAAGCATTTAATCTCGCATCGATGACCGAGCCGATCAAAATCGAAACAATCGTCTCGGCTCTTGGAACGAGCGGTCCCCAGGCCGCGGTCGCTCAGAATTGGCCGCTCATCTTTGCAGCTCTCGAGAAGCATGGGATCTCCGAAGTCCCGACTCAGATCGCGGCGATCGCGACGGTCGGCGTCGAGACGGGATGCTTTGCTCCGATCAAAGAACGCGGCGGGCCGAAGTATTTCACCAAGCTCTACGAGGGTCGCGCGGACCTGGGGAACACACAAGAGGGCGACGGTCCGCTCTTCCGCGGCCGCGGCTATATCCAGATCACGGGTCGGAGCAATTACACTGAGTACGGCCGCGAGATCGGCGTCGACCTGGTCGGGAATCCGGACCTCGCGCTCGACCCCGCGATCGCCGCTCATGTTCTCGCGCTCTACTTCCGCGCGCGGAATATTCCAACGCTCGCCGCGGCCGGGAAGTGGGAAGGCGTTCGGCGTAAAGTGAATGGCGGGCTCAACGGCTGGGCTCGCTTCCTGGAGTACGTGCAAGGTCTCTCGAAACTCATCGCAGTCGCGAACGTCGCAACCTCGACCCAAGCGAGCGCGGAACAAAACCCCGCTGATCCGAATCCCAAACCAGGCACGATCGGCGACGTCAAGGTCTAAACTCCAGGAGAAAACCATGCTGATCGGAATCGGTTTGTTCGTCGCCGGCGTCGTCGTCGGTACCATTTTCGGAAAGACGATCCTCGCGGATAGCTACGCGATCAAAGCTCACATTACGAGCGAGATCACGGCGCTCGAGAATCGGCTCAAGGGCAAAGCGTAAACAGCGAGCTCCCCCGGTCCCCCCAGGTTTCTCGGTAGGAAACACACTCGAGGGGATCCCGATGCGGTTCGCATACCTGAAAAAGTTTTTCGACTCAACCGACGCGACGGCGTCGCTGAGGAACGGCGCGTTCGCGCTGGTCGTCGTCTCCGGCGTGATCTACCTCGGCGTGCAACTGATCGTCGGGCTCGTCAAGACGGGCGTCGGCATTACCGGCGATTGGAACATGGGGTTCGGGATCCTCACCGGCGCGGTCACGGGAGCTAAGATCGCCGGCAAGGTCGCTCCGCAAACCCCAGACGACGCAAAGGACGGAACGGAATGAACTTCTTTCGAGCTCACTGGCCGACACTCGCCGCCGGGATCTTGATGTTCTTGCTCGCCTGGTGGATCTACCGACCGAAACCAGTTCCGCCGGAACCCGCGGCGCCGGCCGTCCGGCAAAAAGACGGATCCCTCGAGCTCGAGCGCGCAAAACAGGGGGAAAAAAGGGAAGTCAAACCCGCGGGGATCATCCCGAAGGGCGGAAAGATTGAGCGCGAGATCAGCGTTACAATCGATCCCAACGGCAAGCTACCCGACGGCAAGGGCGGGGAATTGGCTGGCGCGTCCCCGCTCACCTCGGGAATTGCTCCACGTGGAGCAAATTCTCACGACCTCACGCCGCTCGGTCCGCGCTGTCCCCTCGTGACCGTCGATCTTTCCCTGGTCCGCATGCCAGATCAGACCAGGCGCGTGATCGCGAGCTCCCCGAACGGATCCGTCGTCGGCGGGCTCGATGTCCCGATCGAGAATCCCAAGCTCCCCCGGATCCCGCGCTGGACGGCGTCGGCGCTCGCCGGCTACGACTCGAGCGCAAAGCGAAACGTCTTCGGCGGCGCGGTCCAGTACAAGAAAGGGCCGATCGTCTTCACGGGCGGGGTCATCGGCGGCACAGTATTCACAGGCGCGGGCGTCGCGTTCTGAGATAGAATTCTCCGCATCATGTCGATGCAACTGATCCGGCTCGAAAACGCTGACCGCGTCCTAGTCGATTCGGTCGAGATCCAGGCACACGGCGAACCCGATGTCGTTCTGTACATGGATCGAGTTTTTGTTCGGCTCCCGATGCAGATCAAAGAACCCCCGACGAAGAACTCTCCCGAGGTCTACGTCGAGGCGTCGACGATGACCGTCGAGCCCGCGATCAAACCCGCGGCTTTCGACAGGGTAACCGAGACGATTCCAGTCGATCGGACGAAGGACATTTTCCAGGTGAAAACCGAAGATGTTCCGGAAGAGCAACCGCGCCGGAAACGGTTCGGTCTCTAATCGATGGCTCACAAAGGCAAAGGCAGGAGCGGACCTTACGGCTCCTATAAGACGGACACTCGCGAGAAGATCCTCGAGGCCGCGATCGCTGAATTCGCGCGCGCCGGCTACTGTGGCACAAGGACGAAGGACATCGCGGCGATCGCCGAAATCATGGAGTCGACGCTTTTCGGTTATTTCAAATCCAAGGATGAGCTCTTCGACGCGGCCGTGAGAGCGGCGATCGCCGCGGTCAAACCCCGAGCGGCCGAGATCGAATACATCCTAGACCTCGACAAATCAGAGAAGGGAATCAGACTCGCGGCGCTTGAGTTTTGCAACATGATGACGGTCGAGTTCGTTCGCCTCTACGCGTTCACGATCCTCGAACATCCTGGTCCGCTCCGTCTTAGTCTGGATGGTTGCGTCGATGCTTTCAGTCAACAGTTTGAGCGCGTATTCCCGAGGTCGGCCGTCCAGCATCTCGTCGACTATTGTTTCGGGGCTCGCATCTTCCGAAACCAGTCCTCGAGCAAAAAAGCGTACCGAGCGGCTGTGGATTCCTTTGTGCAAATCCTCTTGAGCGGCGTCGGAAAACCCGTCCCGAAAGCTCGCCAAACCCGCTAACGGCGCGGGTCGAGCAATTACTATTATTTTCCCATAGACAAGCGCGTCGGGCCGAGGTTAGACTTCGGGAGCTTGAAAGAGGTCTTTTCTCTCGGTCGTATCTGCTACGGACTCAGTCGTTTGAGATCTTGGGTCCGATAACAGATATTCCACCCCCTGAATAGGTGACCGAGGGGTTCTTCTCTTTCCAGTCTCGGAATGAGCAAAACCCCGTGTCCACTTTTCGAATCCATCCCGATTCCGGAACATCCTATCTCGTTACTCTTCGCGGGGCTTGGGGCGCCGCAGAGAACCTCGCTTCGTCTCCGAGGAATAGTTCTGCGAGCACGCCGGAAGCTAAGAGGAGCACTCGAGTACCTCGAGCGAGTGAAGTACGAACAGGCCGATCCTTGGGTCGCGGACGATTACAGGATCGCCGCGTTGACGGTTCGAAACCTTCTCGACGGCCGCGCGAACCCCTGGGAGCTCGCGTTCCTCGCCTACTTCGGCAAGAGCTTCAAAAAAGTCCTTCCGATTTTCCTCGAGCGCGAGCGCGAGCGTCTCGCAATGGGTCCGAGTCTAGCGGATCCCGGCGAGATGGAACGCTTCCTCGCGACCGCAACTCTTCCCCCGAAAAAACCTCCGCAATCTGTACCAGGAGAAACAACCCCGTGGACTCAGAAAACCCCCGCTCAAAGTTCGGCTCGCCGCGAAAAAAATACCCCGGCAAGTTCGGCGCGTTCGTCTCGAGCTTCCTAGCAGAGAACCTCGCAACGGAGCTCGATATCGATCCAACAAACGTTTACGGCTGGCTCAGTGGGCGTTTCAGTCCGCGGATCCGGCACGCGATCAAGATCGTCGAGATCGCTCGGCGATCAGGCACCAGGCTCACGCTCCAGGATGTTTATCACCACGAAATCAAATCGTTCCACGAGGAGAAAACACAAAATGACGCAGTTCTTTCCGGGAGTACGAAGGAAGATCGAGCTCGCCGATTGGGTGCCTTTGCTCAACGAGCAGGATGAGCGGCGGATCCGCTTCGATCTTGTGATGCCTCTGACCGGGCAAAGCTATGCGGGGATGCCGAGCTTCGTCGGGCCGGCATACGAGCAAATGGAGAAAGAGGGCTCGGCGATCAAGGACTCCGATCTCCTCACGGCGATCGAGGACGTGACGCTCGAGTTCTATGCGACCGATCAGAGCGGACCGCTCGAGGTCGAATGGGGAGTCGGGCTCAACGAGGCGGAAGCCGAGCAACGCGAGCGCAAGCGGAAGTTACTCCTCACGCATTGCACGCTCCGGAATTTCAAACTGATCCGCGTCAAGCGCGGCGAGGACCAAGAGGTCGCGCTCAAGTTCTCGATCACGACCAGGTCGACCCGCGGGCTCGCGGCGTGGGCTCACGACTACAACGGGAAAACTATGTGGGGCGAGTTCTCGATCGATCCCTCGCCTGGTCAAACCAAGATCGACACTCAGGCGTCGCTCCCGATGTCGGGCGCGCGGAATCTATGTCCCTTCCCGCTTTGCGTCCGAGAGATGGAACACGACGGTCACCACGAGGACGCGGTCGGAACCATTCTCACCGTGAGGGCTTCGTGAGCGCGGGGACTCTTCCAACCCCGCATCTCTCCGACGCCGAGATCCGACACATCTTCGTCGAGGTCTCGGAAGGCCGAGGCAATTGCGGGGATTTTATGATCGGCGTCGCCGCGGCCGTGCGTTACGCGGATCCGTTCAATTTCGAACTGATCCGCGAAGCGGCTTGTTCCGTAATCGACAAGTACGAGCTCCGGAAGTACCTCGACACGTTTGAGGGCGGCGAGGCGACCGCATGACGAAGCGAGACGCGGCGAGCGTCTACATCGGAACGAGAACGTGTGACGGCGAGGCGATCATCCACGTCGACGGTGAACGTCTCAATCCGAAACGCTCGCAAAAACTCATCAACCATTCCCCCGACGGTTTCAATTGGGGATATTGCGGGAGTGGGCCGGCGCAGCTCGCTCTCGGGATCCTTCTCGACTATTTCGGCGAGCTCTCCCCCGACGTCCTGATCTACCAGCGATTCAAAGAGCGCGCGATCGCGACGATCCCGCAAAGCGAGGATAACTGGTCGATCACCGGCGCCGAGATCGAGGAGCATGTCGCCGCGATCCGCGTCGCGGCCGGGAGCGCAGCATGAAGGCCGCGGATCTCCGAACCAAGCTCGAGGAGTACCGGGCTCAAACTGCCAAGCTCGTCGACGGAATGACGCGGGGGGAAGAGAGCTCAATGACGGCCGCGATAAACGGTTCGATCGTTGTGCAATCGCTCTTCCTCGGCGAGATCGCGCTCCAACTCGCCGACCTAAACGAGAAGCTCACGCCGGCGTCGATCGTCGCCGGGATCCTCGAGATCCAAAAAACTCTCGACGAGGCGAAGTCATGAAGATCGCCGCGCAAACCGAAAAGGGATTTTTGATCGCCGTCGAGACCGAGGAGCTTTATCGACTGATCGGTTTTTACTCGTGTTACGACCAGAAGAAACCGCGGAACCATGAGTTCAAAATCGGCGACGAGATCCAGGTCTCCGCGATGTATCAGCAGCTCTACAACCTCGCGGAAAAGCAATCGAAGCTCACCAAGATCGCGGCCGAGCTTCGAATCGTCGCCGACGTCCTCGAGCTCCGGGATCCCGTGATCGCAAAACTGACCGAAGTCCCCGAGGTTAAGTTTTGAGCGCGCGGGCGCAATGGCTCGAGGCACGTCGCGCCGGCATAGGCGGATCCGACGCCGCGGCGATCCTCGGGCTCGATCCCTGGAGATCTCCGCTCGACGTGTTCCGTTCCAAGGTCGAACCGATCGAGCCGACCGAGGACGAGATCTTTCTCTTCAAGCTCGGTCATCGGCTCGAGCCCGTGATCGCGGGTCTCTACACCGACGAGACGAAGCGCGACATCTACTCGCCGGATCCCGAGGTCGTCCAGCATCTCAAGTACCCCGAGATCCTCGGCTCGATGGATCGGCTCGCGCCGGCCGACGGCCGCGTCGTCGAGCTCAAGAGCGAGCATCAGTTCGCCGACAAGTTCGGGGATCCAGGGACCGACCAGGTCCCCGAGCATTACGTGATCCAGTGCGCGCACTACATGGCCGTCGCGGATCTCGATCGATGCGACGTCGCCGTTCTTCATGGCGGTTTCAAATTCTCAATTTATCAATTGCACCGTGACCTCGAGCTCGAGCGATCGCTGATCGACCAGCTCCGCGGCTGGTGGGCCGATCACGTCGTCAAGCGCGTCGAACCCGCGATCGATGCGTCCGAGTCCTGGGCGAACTTCCTCGCGATTAAATACCCGTTCAGCAAAGGGAAGGTCATCGAGGTCGACGAGAACTCGCATCCCGCGCTCATGCGGGACGTCTACAACGTTCTCAACTACCGCGACGTGCTCGACCAGGTGAAAGGCCGGCTCGATCTTGCGAAGAACGCGGTCCGCGCGTTCATTGCCGAGAACGACGGGATCCGCGGGCCGTGGGGAAAAATCACTTGGCGCCTCTGCAAAGACACGACCAGGACCGAGGTCAATTTCGACCAGGTCCTCGAGCAGCTCGCGAAGCGATACGAGATCCCGAGCTCCGAGATCGACCAGCTCCGCGAGGAAGCGATGGAAACCAAGGTCGCGAAAAAGGGCGGGCGCCGGTTCGTCCCGAAGCGCGCGAAAGAAGTCGCCGAGCAAATGATTCCGGATTCGACACAAGAGGAGCTCTTCGAAGATGCCCACGGATGAGCCGATTGTCAGAGTCACGCGAACTCTCGTCTACACCGGTCCGGAAGATTGGATCTTGCACAACATCGCGCGCGCTTTTGTGAAGTTAGAACAAGAGCTCGGCGAAGGAAAAACGATCTCGAGCAGTTGGGGCGAGGTCGAGGTCGTCAAATCGAAAGGGGCTTCACCAGATGGCAACGGCAATTAGCAACGTAAACGACCGACTCGCCGAGAGCGGGAACTCGATGGCGCTGGTCCTCGCCGCACAACTCCAGGCCGAGGTCCAGGCGCAAGTCATCATGGCCGAGCGCAACCCGCGCGATTGGGATCAGGTCCGCGAGAAGCTACTCCGCGAGTGTAAGCGGACCTCGTTCGCCGAGGCCGCTCGCTATAACAAGCCGATCGGGGCGGGCGTCAAAGGGTTCTCGATCCGCTTCGCCGAGGCTGCGATCCAGTGCGCGAAGCACGTACACGTCACCGTCCGGACGATCTACGAGGACGACGAGCAACGGAAAATCCAGATCAAAGTTTTCGACGCGCAAGAGGGGATTAGCTACGCCGATGAGGTCTCGATCGAGAAGACGATCGAACGACGCTCGGCGCCGGCCGGCGCGGAAGTGATCCGGACGCGGAAAAACAAGAACGGCGATCAGCTCTACATCCTCGCCGCGACCGAGGACGATCTCCTCAACAAGACGAACGCCGCGAAGTCGAAGTCGATCCGAAATTCCGGACTCCGTCTCATCCCCGGATGGCTCCAGGCCGAGGCGCTCGATCTCATCAACGCGACGGTCAAGTCCTCCGACGAGAAGAACCCCGACGCCGCAAAACAAAAGCTATTCGACTCTTTCAACGAGGTCGGCGTCGACGTTTCATCGATCAAGAAATTCCTCGGTCACGACGCCGGCACTCTCACGCCGAAGGAACTCCAAACACTCCGCGGGCTGTATGCCGCGATTCACGACGGCGAGACGACGATGTATCAGGTCCTCGCCGATCTCGAGAAGGAACGAGCGCGCGATCGCGAGAAGGACGCCGCGGCAATGAAGGGCGCCGAGGGCGAGGTCGTCGCTCAGGCCGGCGGGACGGTCGCATCGGTCAAAGACAAGATCCTCGCTCGCGAGAAAAAACCTGGACCGACGATCGTCGAAGGTTCGACAACAAGCTCCCCCGGAGGCTCCGCTTCCGGGTCCGCGGGAACGACTGAAAGTCCGACCCCTCAGACGAACCCGAAACCATAAACCTCCAGGCGCGCCGGCCGGTCCGAGTGAAAATCCAGCTCAACGGCAAAGCTCGACCGACGCGCCTGTACAACCCTCAGAAGTCATGCAAAAAACTTCCATCTCCGGAACTCAGCGAACGCCGCGGTCCCCGCGCGCGCTCGAGACACTCACGATCTTACCGAGTTTCCGGAGAGATGAATGCCTTACAAGAACGACCCGCTTTACAAAACCGTGCTCAGGAGCATCGAGGAAATGACCGCGCGACGTGTGGCAGCGTTTGCGATTCCGATCCGAACTTACCCCTGGAAGTTCGATCGCTCCAACTACAACCCGAACTATCTGGTCCAGCAATTCAGCGAGGACCAGGTCCAGCAACAGATCCTCATGGAGCTCGAGTTCTGGAGGATCGACGCCGTCCCGATCGATGCGGGGATGAAACGAGCCCGCGGCCGGATCCTCGGCGCCGCGCGCAAAACCGGAACGAACGTTTCTCAAATTGTGAATTTCAAAAACGGAGGGCTCCCCGTCGGATTCTCGGATCTCCACGGCACAATAGCGCCGGAAGGGACCGCGTTGTACATCGAGGTCAAAGCTCCAGCTTGGACAGACCCGCAAAACCCCGCTCGAATTATCCGCGAGGCAGGAAAAGCGACACAAGAGCAGCTCGATTTCCTGGATTCGAAACACTCACGAGGGGCGATCGTTCTGGTCGCCTGGTCCGTTTTCGACGTGCTCAAGGTTCTCGGCGATCGCGCGGACAAAAATCGCGCGGCCGTGGGGCCGAACCTATGACGCCGGCGACAACTTTCGAGGGGGAAAAGTGGACGAAGCTACGCGCGGATTCAAGTATCTCGCGATCAAAAATTGGCGCAAGTACCAGGGGCCGACGTTGAAGCACGCCAACGCTCGGAGACCCTGGGTCAAGGACTGGCTCGACAAGGATGCCGACCCCGATTACAGCAAGCTCACTTGCTTACAGCGGTATGTCCTCGACGGGTGTCGTAGGCTACGCGGGCGGTTCGAGAACAACCTCCCTAACGACCCCGTATGGGTCTCCCGCGCTCTCTCGGTCGACGTCCGGGAGCGTCACTGCATACCCTCGGCGATACACCGGCTTATCGCGTTCGGATTTTTACTCCCTACAAATCAACAACTTGATTCCGACGAACCCGATGGGAGTGTTTTACGAGGGGAGATGAGGGGAGATGATGTGAGGGGAGATGATGTGAGGGGAGACGCGCGAGAGCGAAAATCCCCCCCGGCAAGTTTCGCCGCGAGCTCACCGGATAGGGCACAACCCGACCAAAATCGACCCTCGGACGAAGCGCAAGCTCCGGACGTCGCTCTACCCCCCGAAACGGATCGTCGCGTCCTAGAGGCGCCTGGGCACCAAGAAACCCCACGAGAGGGCCTCACCGCTCACCAGCTCGCTCGCGGCATGATGGAAACCCTCGGAAAACCCGGCGGGCAAAGCGACCTCGGGATCTGGAGTCAAGCGATCGAGCTCAAGGCTCGCAAATCCGGGATGTCGCTCGCCGAGGCTTACCGGTTCATTCTCGCGAAGGCCGAGGAAGCCGAGTTCCGCGGGGAGTTCAACAAGCCGACTTTTTGGATGAAGGACGCCGCATACGATCACAAACCACCAGCGAGGAGCAATCCCAAAAATGAAAAATTCAGAGAACGAGTCCGCGATGAGTTCGCAAGTCTCGATCGACAACGATCCCGCGCGTCAGGTGCTTGAGATGCTGACGCTTTTTTACGCGACGATGGGAAATCCGCCGGAGGTCGTCGGGGCGCTCGCTTCGATGGCAATCACGCTCACAAAGCGGGCGACTCCTAAATCCGTTTCGATGGCGCTCGAGCAGTGCATGAGCGAGATCTATCCCGTCCGGCTCCCTCACATCCTCGCGAAACTTCCGGGCACGGAACAAGCGGACAAGAACGCGGCGAAGCGGATTGCCTGGGATACGGTCGAGCGCTACGTGAACAAGTGGGGTCGATGGAATGGCGATCGCACGCAAGGCCGAATCGAGAAGGAAGCTCCGCTCCTCGATCAGCGACTCTTCGACACGGTCCGTCGGACCGGCGGCTGGAGCGTGTATATGCGCATGACCGATGCCGACTTCCCTCACCAGCAAAAGCGGTTTTTCGAAGAGTGGGAAGCATGGGTCGAGGTCGAGCGGCTCGAGGGCCGCAAGCAACTCCTCGAGATGCCGCGGGTCGCAAACTTTCTCGACGGGAACAAGATGGCATGAGACGGCACCAGCGGATAAAAATGCGCGCGGACCAGCTCCGCGCCGCGGCGAAAGAGCAACTCCGAAGAACCATCGAGGTCGGCCGCTCTTACGTCGTCGAGGGTTACTGGACGGGAACGTTCAAAGCTCGAGTCGAATCGATCTCAGGCGCGGCGGATCCGCTCGTTCGCCTGGTCGTGCTCGATGCGATGAGGCGCCGCGCCGCTTTGAATTGTGATTTTCCCGAATGCCTCGACGAGCTCGGTCACGAGGGTGAGCACACGTTCGACGAAGATTTTCGAGCGGGAATGGTCATCGAGCTCGCGTTCCGCAACGCGAGGTTTCTCCCGACAGTGTTCGAAGAGTTCCAACCAAGACAACAAACCAACGAGGACAAAACCGCATGATCTTAGTCGAGCTAAAAGGGAAGTTTCTCATCGAGCTCACGCTCTCGCAAAAAATGGCGTTAACCGAGGCGCTGGTCGAGCATCTCCAATGCCCGACCTCGAGCCAAGTTTTCATCGATTGCTCATCCGATCCCGCGGTCGAGACCAGGATGACCGATCTCATCCGAGTCGTCACCGAGGCGAGGTTTATTCCGGAAACGAAAGAGGCGACGCAATGAAGATCCTCCGGTTTACTGCAGAGAACATCAAGAAACTCAAAGTTGTCTCGATCACGCCGGCCGGCGCGATCGTCGAGATCACCGGACCGAACGGATCCGGGAAGTCATCGGTTTTAGATGCGATTTTCTACGCGCTAGGCGGCGCGAAGGATATCCCGACGCAACCGATACGCCGCGGGCAAACGAAAGCACACGTCGCGCTCGACCTCGGCGACATCACCGTGATCCGGAAGTTCTCGAAGGACACCGGGACCTCGCTCGTCGTCGAGGCAAAGAACGGCGCGCGCTACCCGACGCCTCAACGCATGCTCGACGAGCTCCTCGGGAAACTCACGTTCGACCCGCTCGCGTTCTCTCGCATGGAACCCAAAAAGCAACTCGAGCAGATCCGCTCGATGGTCAAGCTCGAGCTCGACATCGATCAGCTCGATCGCGACAACTCGAGCGACTTCGAGAAGCGGACCGAGCTCAATCGCGAGATCAAATCGCTCGACGCTCAGGGTTTCGGGTTCACGTTCCCCGACGACACGCCGGCGGAAGAGATCGACATCTCCAAGCTCGCCGACGAGCTCGAGGCGATCAGCAACAAGAACGCCGCGATCGTGAACGAGCGAACCAGGCGAACAAACACGGAGCTCGCGATCCAGCTTCGGATCCGGGACGCGGAACGGATCAGGATCGACAAAGCGCGCATCGAACGCGAGATCGATGTCCTAGTCAGCAGAGCGGCCGAGCTCGAGGCTGAGGCGAAAGAAATCGACGACAGCGGCGATCGAATGCGCAACGAGCTCAACTCGCTCCCCGGCATTCCCCCCGAGCTGGATTCTTCCGAGATCAGAACGCTCATGTCGCAAGCTCAGGCGATCAATCAGGCGGTCGGCCGCAAGAAACAACAATTGGCGATCTTCGCCTCTGCGAAGGCCCGTCGCGCCAAGGTCGACGAGCTCAACGAGGCGATGGCCGCGCGCACGAACGCCAAGCAAAAGGCGATCGCCGAGGCGAAGATGCCGATCGATGGTTTGTCGTTCGGCGACGGCGAGGTCGTTTACAACGATCTCCCGTTCTCACAAGCGAGCGCGGCCGAGCAACTCCGGATCTCCGTCGCGGTCGCAATGGCGGCGAATCCCAAGCTCCGCGTGTTGCGGATCGAGGACGGTTCGTTGCTCGACGAGAACAACATGAAGATCCTCGCGGAGATGGCCGCGGCCGCGGATTATCAGATCTGGGTCGAACGTGTCGACACGACCGGGAAAGTCGGGATCGTGATGGAAGACGGGAGCGTCAAAGGCGCGCCGGCGCCGGAAGAGAAGGCGACCGCATGATGAGCCCTTTCAGCTTCCCATGCTCCGAGTGTTCAAAGGTCAAAACATACGAGCTCGACACCGACAAGGTTCTCGAGTGGAAGGCCGGCGCGCTGATCCAAAACGTATTTCCCGACATACAGGACCTCGAGATCATGATCTCCGGAATTTGCTCGGATTGCTTCGACAAACTCTTCGAGGACGGCGAGCTGGGCGACGACGAGCTGGGCGACGACGAGGCGACCGCATGAAAAACAACGTGATCCCTCCGATGACACATGAGCTGTCGCGACACTGGAAGCAACCTCCGACCTCGGAGATCCTGATCGACGATGAATATGCAGTTATGGAACGAACGACGTTCGAGCGACTTTCCGAGTATTCCGCGACCAACCCGACGGGCGCTTACGAGGGCAAAATGTGGCGCCGGCACGATGGCGCTTTCGATCAGCGGTTTCTCGCGGCCGGCGGCAAACCGGTTTGGATGCTTTGCTGGTATGGCGAGAGCGAGAAACCGGATCACGTTTCGAACAACTACCGCAAGATAATCCTCGCCGACGAGGTCGCCGCGTGAAGTCAGCTCCCCCCCAGGCGCCGGCGCCGCTCCCCTCGATGTTCTGGTTTTGCATGGGATGTCGGGGGGAAGGGCCGGCGGATTTTAGGAACGAGATCACGGTCAAGGATGCGATCGAGGAGCTCCGAACGATGCACGCGAAAGCGAGCCCGCGATGCAGCGACTCGACGCGGCAAATCAGGATCCTCGACGCCGACTCGCTCGTGAAACTGAAAGGCAGGTTAACCCCGCGATGAAAAAACCGTGGGTCGCTTTCGAACTCCAGCCGATCACCGGGAGAAAGACTAGGACCTGGATCATAAAAAGTTTGTTCGGCGAGAGTCTCGGGACCGTGAAGTGGTTCGGATCGTGGCGCCAATACAGCTTTTTCCCTCACGCGGGCACGGTATACGAGCGCGAATGTTTGAGGGCGATCGCGGATTTTTGTGAGAAACGAACTTTAGAACATCGTGCTCAGTTGCCAAAACTGACGATGAAAGCGAAGGCGGAAGCATGATCGAAGGCTGGTTCGACGGCGTGTGTGAACCCCGCAATCCCGGCGGTCACGCGGCTTACGGGATCCTAGTCAAAGTCGACGGCGTGACCGTCGTCTCGCGCGGCCGCTACGTGGATTACGGGCCGGCGATGTCGAACAACGTCGCCGAGTTCTCGGGTTTTATCGCGCTCCTCGAGGAGATCAAAAAGCTCCCTGGTCCGGCGATCGTCCGCGGCGACAGTAAGCTCGTGATCTACACGCTGACCGGGAAGTACAAAGTCAAGCAAGGGCTTTACGTTCCGTATTTCATAACCGCGAGATCGCTCTTCGAACCCGAGCGAGAGCGCATCGGTCTCGAGTGGATTGGCCGCGACAAAAACGATGAATGCGACGTGCTCTCGAAAGGCGTGCTCAAAGAGCGCGGGATCCGGCTGAGGATCCAACCGACCTCGACCGGACCGTTCGCTCTGAAATCGCCTCGAGCTCGCCGAGGATCGAAACCGTTCCCCACAACTCCCGAGGACGCGATCGCCGAGGGCTACTCGATGCGACACCAGGCCGTCACATGCCGCGGCTGTCCTGCGATCATCGACTTCTACAACACGCCGAACGGGAAGATCATCCCGGTCGAAACCGGAACGTTCACCACGCACTTTACGACGTGTCCGGCGTCCGAGACGTTCCGAAAGAAGGGAGCACGATGAAACACAGGCTCAGGTTCGTCCGTACCGAGGGATTACTCGCCGAGGCTCTCGGTTTGGATATGGTCAAAGCTCGCGAGATCGAGAAGATCGTTGAGGAGCATATCGCCGCAAATAAGAACATGCGCGACCTGTTCGCAGCGGTCGGCGAGCTCGAGATCAGCGATGAAATGTGGGCAAATTTCCTCTACACATTCGGTTATTGGGACGGACGGAAAAGCGCATGAAAGCCGATCGCTCGACGATTCGGCCGTGTGAGGATTGCGGCGAGGGCATCGTCCCCGGCCGGAGGCGTTATCGCTGTCCGAACTGCAAAAAGCTCGTTTGTGTTTGGTGTTTTCACCACATTCACAAGATGGAACGAAAGGAAGGTTAACAATTCGATGGCTCTCACAGCGGAACAAAAACAGAACCTCACGAGCACTTTAAACGCGCTGATCGCGGCGAAAACGACTTACGACAATGCGGACCACGCGCTCACGGCGGCGGTCAAAGCGTACAACGATGCGCGAACCGCGGCCGAGGTCCATGTCTCAGATTGGGCCGCTCGGGTCTCGAGGTAAACAATGGGTCTCTACAACTTCAAAGAGCGGTTCGTGCCTCGGATCCTCGATGGATCGAAGACTCACACGATCAGGCCGCTCCGCGCCGTCGCCGACAAACCGGGAAACACTTTGCACCTATACACGGGACTACGCACGAAGAGCGCACGGCTCTTAATGCGCGTGCCGTGCGTCAAGGTCGAATCGATCACGATGAAAAGAGTCGGACCGGAGATCCTCGACGTGATAGTTGCTATCGACGGGGTCGAGCTCTCATGGTCTGAGTGCGAGGCATTCTCTAGGCGCGACGGATTCGACAATTTTACTCACATGATCGAATGGTGGAACGGTCGATTCCCGTTTCAAGGGCAGATCGTTCACTGGAGAGCGGCATGAACATCAAAGTCGACGTCGACATCGACCAGGTCGTGAGGCTCACGGCGAAAGTCCTCAAGAAAATGCCTTACGTGATAAACGACTCGCTCACCGAGACGGCGAAGGTCGTCGTCGCGGCCGAGCAAGATCAGCTCCGCAAAGACTTCACGATCCGGAAAAACTTTCTCACCGGCCGCTTTCGCGTGCTCCAGTATTCGCGTGTTTCGAATCTGACCGCGATCATCGGCATCGATGCTCGAGTTCAAGGCGCGCCGCTATTGCTCGGGTTTTTCGAAGATGGCGGAGAGAAGCAACCAACGGCCGGACCTGAGATCGCGATCCCGCTTACCGGCGGCGCCGCGCGTCCCTCGTTTGGCTCGTCCGTTCCGACCGCGATGCTCTACAAGAATCTCCAGATCTCAGCAAAGATCAAAGGCAGCACTGTGATCTTTCCAGGTCTGAAAGGGACATACCTGGTCGAAGGTAAGGGCGTCTTCCAACGGACGGGCGATCAATCGATTCTGATCTATGCGTTCAAACCATCGGCGCCGTTGCACAAGCGGACTCACATGATCGAGCTCGCTCATGCTGTCATCAACGAAGCGTTCCCGCGGATCTTCAACAAGAACTTCGTCGACGAGATCCTCGGGAGCAAAGCATGATCCGCGACATCATGCTTCCGTTTCCGGAAACTCTGGTCTATGGGAATTGCCTCGATTGTGGCGCCGTAATCTTCGGCGCGATCTCCGTTGTCTTCATGCATGAGGGCGCTCAGACGATGGCGCTGATCGTGAAGGATGCACAAGGCCGGCAACATCCCATAGCGCGCACGGTCCGAGGGTCGGTCGTAGTCCACCAGGTGGACGTCATCAACATGAGCAAGGCTCACGATGCATAGTCAACCCATGTCACATCAACCACTTAGGCAGCGTCCCACTTCGCCAAGCTATAGCGGGCATTTCTCCCACTTGGCTCAGGGTCCTCCCCCCACGCCGACCCCGTCGCGGGTGACGGCGACCGCGAAGATTTTCCAGAATGCAAAGAGGTCTAACTTCTATCGCCGCGTTCCACTTTGCCCACTTTGGACCACTTATCCCACTTAGGAGAAACCGATGAACGACCAGGCCGACAAGCTCGACACCGCGCTCGCGAAAGAGTTCACGCGACAAGCTAACCTCGAGGATCAGTTCCGAACACGCGCCGAGAACCAGATCGGCGTCCCTGATTACGTCACGATCGCGAGCGACGCTTACCAGGCGTACGGCCGCGTGACCAATTTCAAAAACTACCAGGGTCTCGAGATGCCGAGTTGGACGCAGCTCACCCCCGAGATCCGACTCGCCTGGACCGCGGCCGTGAAGAAAGCGATCGAGGAGTTCGTCGCGCACATCTTCGGGGATCCGGGATGCTTCGCGCGCGCGTATGCGAAGGGCGAACCGACGTTCACGCTCCGAGCTCAGGATCAGACGTCAACGGAGCTGGTCCTCAACTGGATCGTTCGCAACGCGCGGGCGCCGATGCACAAGCTCGAGGAAGCGTTCCTGATCGCGCGGGCGATGCAAAAGTGGCCGGATCAGAAAGAGGCCGACTAGTGCGACGACTCGAGACGGAGTGGGCAAGCTACAGGACCGCGGTCGTTCCCAAGGACGCCGGCGAGATCCAGGTCGAGGAAACCCGTCGAGCGTTCTACGCCGGCGCCGCGGCGCTCTACAGCGTCGTGATGCGGATGCTCGAACCAGGCGCCGAGGCGACCGAGCAAGATCTCGCGAACATGGTCGAGCTGAACGCCGAGCTACTGGAGTTCGGAATGAGCGTCGACCCGAGGAGAGTGCAATGAGCGGCCGCGCGATCTATTTCGTCATCTTCGGGATCTTCTTGATCTTCCTGATCGCTCGATACGCGATGTTCTATTTCGAGATCAGCGGGCTCGAGAAGCTCAAAAAGAAACCCGCTCCAGCTCCCGCGCCGGCGAAACCCGAGCCCGTGCTCACGATCATCCCGCGGATCCCGGAGTACGTTCGCGAGTCCGATGTTCCGAAGGTTCCGTCCTACCTGGTCGGGCCGTTCATCTTCGTCGACGCGCGCCTGGGGATCGCGATGCTCGCCGGCTATCCGGTCCGCACGAAGGCCGGCGAACCAGCGACGGCGATCGAGCCCTGGATCTTTCGGCTCCACGGGGACCACTGGTGTACAGTCCGAAAAGCGAGCGACGACGATCTCGAGACGATCGCGAATCTCAAACGGTACGCGCGGCCGTTGCTTTTGATGAGGGCTCAATAGTGAACCGGAAAGACTTCCACACTCAGCTCAAGATCCGAGTGTTCAACCTTGAGAACAAGGGCGCGACGACGCGGACGATCAAACCGAAACCGGGCCATCACTGGAACGACGCCGGCGTCCGCGAGGTCCTCATTCACATTGCGAGCGACCTCAAAAAGCGGTTTCCGACCGAGAAGTTTAGTCTCATCCAGGTCGGACCAGGCGCCTATAACTTCATTCACCACGGGAAGCGCGAGATCGACCTCGGCGCCGGAACCCTTGAGATCGACGGCGTCCCCGTCGGTCGAGTCGACTCTGCAAAGATCACGCTCGAGGGGGGATCCTAATGGGGAACAAGTTTCTCGCTGTGAACCTGGTTCTAAGCGCGCTCGCGATCTCGATGCAATGGCTCGATGCGACCTGGACGACGAAGGGAATCGCGAAAGGCGGGTTCGAGGGGAATGAGCTCATCACCTGGTTTTACAAAACGAACCGGCCGAGCTTCCGACAGCTCTTCGCGTTCAACGTCGGATTCTATCTCCTCGCGTTCATCCCGCTCGAGCTCCTCGCCGTCATCAAGCACTATCCCGCGGCGGATGGACTCGCGACCGCGTGCGGCATCGGTTTTGCGATTATTCACTTCCTCGGGTTCCGGGAGTGGGTCAAGTGGCTGAGGAGCTGACGACGTGGAGCTTCCCGCGTGGGCATTCGAACCCGAGAGCGAGGTTAAACCCGATGGCTCGATCGACATGGTTTTCCGACTCCGATTCGCCGGCCGAATATGGCTCGGATTCTGCGCGCTCGTCGACCTGGTCCGAACCTCAACGATCACGATCTCGATCCGCTTCCAAGAGGGACGGCCGGCGCTCTTCCACGGCGACGACAAGATCGAACCCGTCCCCGTCGAACCAGACCAGGACGTCCCGTTCTAATCCGTGAAGAAAAAAACCAAGGCAAAAGCAAAACCGAAGACGAAACCGGCGGCGACCGCTCCAGGCGAGATCGCCGAGGGGTTACGCCGGCGCGCCTCGCTCACGAAAGCGGCGTTCGAGCTCAACCTCAGCAAGCGACACGTCCAGCAACTCGCGCATGAGGGGATGCCGAAAGCGAACGCGCGCGGGATCTACTACATCGACGATTGCTTGCGCTGGTACGTTCGGTATTTGCAATCGAAAGTTAAGACGGGGAAGTTCGCGGAGAAAGAAGGCGCGGACGGTTCGCCGGCGACGACCGCGAAGCATCAGCTCCTCGAGATCGATCTCGAGCTCAAGCAAATCGATCTCGCCGCGCGGCGCGAGGAGCTCATCCCGATCGAGGTCGTGAAAAAAGACGTCGCCGGTCTCGTGATCGAGATCCGGACCAGGATCCTTTCACTCTCCCCCAGGCTCGCGGCCGAGGTCCTCGGAGAAACCGACCTCGCCGTTTCCCAGGTCAAGATCGACAAGAGTTTGAAACGTGCGCTCGAGGCGCTCTCGAAGTATGAACCAGGCTCAAGTTAAACCGGCGCCGGCGCCGCTCGAGGTCGACCCCGCGGCGCTCCGCAACTATCGCAAGCGGATCCGGCAAGCGATCGAGCTCTTTCGACCTCCGGAGGATCTCACCGTCTCGGAGTGGGCCGAGAAAAATCGCGTCATGCCCAAAGGGACGACCGATCGGCCGGGACCGTTCCGAGCTGAGAAGTTTCAGGTCGAGATGATGGACGCGATCCTCAACCCCGCGGTTCACGAGGTCGTGATCCAAAAGGGAGCGCAGATCGGTTACAGCGACGCCGTCTTGAACAACCTGGTCGGCTACTACATCGATGTCGATCCGAAACCGATCATGCTGGTCCAACCGACGATCGACAACGCGAAGGACTACGGAAAAAAACGAATCACGCCGATGATCCAGGCGACGCCGTGTCTGCATGAGAAGATCCGCGATCGCGTCTCGAGAGCATCGGGGAATACGCTCGCGCTCAAAGAATTCCCCGGCGGCTTTTTGAAACTGACCGGCGCGAACGCGGGCTCCGGACTCCGCTCGGATCCGGTCCCGATCGTGCTCTTCGATGAGATCGACGGTTATCCCCTGGACGTCGAGGGCGAGGGATCTCCGATCGCGATCGGAACGGCGCGAACCGATGCATTCGCGAACTACAAGATCGTGAAGGGCTCGACACCGGCGAAACCGAAAGGGACCTCGCCGATCGAACTCGCTTACGAGAAGAGCGATCAACGTGAGTTCTTTGTCCCATGTCCGGAATGCGGGCACATGCAACCGCTCCGATGGAGAGATCGCGACGAGGCCAAAGAGTACCGACTTCAATACACCGTCGACGATGACGGGCAAGTCGTCGCCGCGTCGGTCGCCTATATTTGCGTCTCTTGCAAAGGCCGGATCCCGGAGTATCGAAAACAATCCATGCTCGACGCCGGCGTGTGGGTCGCGACGTTCCCAGGCCGGCCGATCGTCGGGTTCTACATCAACGCGCTCTATTCGCCGTGGCGACAAAACTGGAGATCGCTCGCGCAAGAGTTTCACGACGCGAACACGGAAAAGAACCCCGAGAAGATCAAGGCGTTCATAAACCTCAAGCTCGGCGAGGCGTGGGAAGAGCAAGGCGACTCGCTCGAACCTCACGCGCTCCGTCGCCGTTGCGAGGAATACCCCGCGGATGTCCCGACCGGCGTCGCGCTCCTCACGGCCGCGGTCGACGTCCAGGGCGATCGCCTCGAGGTCGCCGTCAAGGGATGGGGCGTCGGCGAGGAGAGCTGGCTGATCGGGCATCAAGAATTTTTCGGGGATCCAGGGAAAACCGACGTTTGGGACGACGTCGACGAGTTCTTGCTGACCGAGTTCGAACACGAGAGCGGCCGGAAGGTTCCGATCTCGGCGACGTTCATCGATTCCGGCGGGCACAATACCGACGACGTTTACAAATTTGTGAAGGCTCGGCAACGGCGCCGGATCTTCGCGTGCAAGGGCTCGAGCGAGGTCGGCCGCGAGATCCTCGGCAAGTTCTCTCGAAACAATTCCTACCGCGTCAAGCTGTACACGCTCGGCGTCGACACGGCGAAGGACCGGATCTTCGCGCGCATGAAGATCCCGAAACCTGCTCCCGGCTACATGCATCTCCCGACCGACATCTCGGACGAGTATCTCGCGCAACTCACGGCCGAAAAGCGCGTCCGGCGAGTGAAGAAAGGCGGGCGCCTGGTCCGCGAGTACATCAAAACCAGGTCGAGGAACGAGGCGCTCGATCTCGAGGTCTATGCGCTCGCGGCGCTCTACACGGTCCCGGCGTGGAAGCTCCGTCGCCTGGGGGAAATGGCTGAGGAGCTGGGCATGCCCCCGGACGTCGAGCGCGCGGATCCCGAGCCCGAACCCGACGACCAGGTCGAGGACACCCCGGAACCCCCCAGAAGTAACCCGCTGAGGAACCTCCGAGGCACTTCGGGATGGGTCAAGAGCTGGTAAAAAGGGGGTCAGAACGGGCTATTTCGGGCCGTTCTCAGGTAATCGCGGAATGCGTCTTTCGTAATAGTGAGCACTATGATTTTCCTTGCTCCGTCCGCGGGGGCGGGCGTAATCTAGGGTCAATCCAGTAGAGCAATACAGCGGGCGATTCGGTAAGGTCTCCCGAGACGAGGACAAGAAAACATGAGAACGCGAACGGTCAAGAACCCCCAAACGGCCTACACCGGCGAGATGCTCGATTCCCTGATCGCGATGGTCGCGAAGTACGACTCGCCGATCGCTCCAGAGCCGACCGGCGGCGAGACCAAGATCGACGAGATCGTCGAAGGACGCCTCGGCGCGAACTTTTGGAACTTGCTTCCCGATGCTCCTCGCCGCGGACGTGTAGCATGAACCGCGCTCTCGTTGCCTTTGTCGTCCTCCTCGGCTCGGTCGCGTTCGCTCAGGATGCTCCCGGAATGTACGTCGATCGCGCCGGCGCGCTGGTCAAGATGGAACACGCAGCGACGGCCGCGGTCTCGACCCGAAGCGTCGCAAAGAGCGCTTTCATCCCCGGCGTGATGCCGTCGGTCGTTTGGGAGTTCTCTGGAGCTCAGGCTCCGATCCGCGTCTCAGCTCGGCCGCGCCTGGTCTACAAGATCCGCGCGAACCAAGCGGTCTCGGAGCGCGACGTCGTCCTGGTCCGCATGGATCAAAAGGCCGATCGCCGCGAGATCCGCGTCGGCAAGGTCGGCGCCTGGACGGGGAACTCGAGGGTCGGATTCGACGAGAGCAAGCTCATCCCGATCACGGTCACGCGCAACGGCGACATGCTCGAGATCTCGCCGGCCGGCGACCTTCCCGCGGGCGAGTTTTTCCTCGCGGCCGGTTTCAGTCCAGTCGGTTACGACTTCGGAGTCGATGCCAAGTGAGCAAAACAATCGCGGTCCTAGCGCTCGTGATGTTCGCCTCGCTCACGTCGATCGCCTACTCGACGCGCGCGTTCATCCCAACCCCCGGCGGATACCTCGCTCGGCTCGAGGTCCTCAAGGGCTGGAGCTCGCGCGGCTACTACGCTTTCAATTGCTCGGGCTTCCTCACCAACGCGCACGGCGAAGCGTTTTTGACCGAGCGTCAGATGTACGCCGGCGAAGGGAACCTCGAGATCGTCGCCGAGCTCCGCGATCGCAACGCGATCGACGAAGCGGTCCTCCGACCCGGCGACATAGCGGCGTTTCAGGGATCAAACCCTCGTTTCCAGGGTGCTCATGTCGCGGCGTTCGAGGGCTCGGGGACCTGGATCGATTCCGACAATCGCCGCGGTTTCATTGCGACTTATCAGCTCAAAAGCAAACCGGCGACCGATCCCTGGTTCCAAGGTCACGTCCGGATCCTTCGCTGGAAAGACAGCGCTCGAGTCCGGTTCGATCCGAGCTTTTTCGATCGGGAACAAGCGGCGATCGCGGGGGAAGGCAGCGGGCGGAAGTCTTGAGGGAACCCCGTCAAACCCGATGGTCGCGCGAGCGCAAGGCTCAGGGTCTTTGCTGGTGCGGCGCGAAACTCACGTTCTACAAGACGCTTTGCCTCGCGCACGCGGTCGAGCAACGGAAGCGGATGCGGCGCCGCTCGAGGACCTTTTTCAACAGGAGCGGAAAACCTTGAGGAAAACCGCTACAATCTAGCGCATCCTCGAAAGCATTTTCCCTTGCGGCTCGTCCAGATGACGGGCCGTTTTTTTGTTACATCGGTACCATTCCGAAGTCAAACCTCTAAATCCTTTCGCTGAGGTCGGGATAGCTTCGGAAGTACATGCCACCAATCATCCCGGATGAGGTCCCGACGATCATGGTCGCCGGGACGACGGTCAAGTTCCATCGATCGTTCGACGACTTTCAGGCGTCGGCGGGTTGGGCATACACGTTTTACGCGAACGGCGCCTCGAACATCTTCAACCAACCCGCGGAGATCAACCCCGACGGCAACTCTTTCGACATCGTTCTCGCCGCGTCTTTAACCGCTTCCGTCGCGCCTGGTCGCTACACCGTCGACGAGGTTCTTATCAATTCCGGAACGTCCGAGGAAGTCCATCCGACTCGGGATCTCCAGCAACTTTTAATCGAGGGCAACGTCCGGACCGCGTCGGCCGGCGCCTACATTTCGCACGTAGAACGGACCCTCACGATCATCGAGGCCGCGATCGAGGGCCAACTCACCGCGGGAATGCTCAGTTATCAGATCGCCGGCCGCTCGATCACGAAGATCACTCCCAAAGAGCTTTTGCAGTTCCGCGGCTACTACAAAGCGAAGCTCTGGAGAATGCAGAATCCCGGTCAGCTCGGGGCTCCGGTCCTCATCACGTTTAGAAACGAACCGGAAGATCCGACGTTCCCCCCGACCTGGGTCGACGTCACGGGGAACGGACTATGAGCAAACCGCGCGGGACCTGGATCAGCCGAGTCGCTCGCAAGGCAGTTTTAGCGGTCGGATCCTCGATCGGTCTCACGCTCTCGAGGTCGAACGCGACCGTCTACAGCGGCGCCGCGGGGACCAGGCTAACGCTCGATTGGATCGCGACGATCCTTTCGGCCGATCAGGAAATCCGCGGGAATTTACGACTCCTCAGAGCCCGCGGCCGCGAGCTCTCGCGAAACAACCCCGTCGCGAAAAACTTCCTCAATCTCCTCGCCGCGAACGTCGTCGGTCACAAAGGGATCGGCTACCGTCCCCAGGTTCGGAACAACGACGGCAAGCTCTCCAAACAAATCAACGACGCGATCACGGTCGCGTGGGATGACTGGTGTAAGAAAGGGAATTGCACCGTCGACGGGAAACTCTCCTGGAGAGCGCTCCAGGATCTCGTCACCAGGAACGTCGCGACCGATGGCGAGGTTTTCATCCGCAAGGTCGGCGGGTTCCGCGGCAATAAATACCGCTTCGCTCTCCAGCTCATCGACGCCGATCAGGTCGATCACTTGTACAACGTTCCACCGTCGAAAGATGGAAACGAGATCCGTCTCGGCGTCGAGGTCGACAAGTGGGGTCGGCCGGTCGCCTATTACATTTACCCCGGACATCCTTCGGATATCGGCGGTTCGCTCTTGCGCGAGCGGATCCCGGCCGAGGACATCATCCATCTCTACGACGTCGAGCGCGTCTCGCAAACCCGCGGCGTTACCTGGTTCCATGCCGTGATGATGCAGCTCCGAATGCTCGAGGGGTACATCGAGGCCGAGCTCGTCGCCGCGCGCACGGGCGCCGCAAAGATGGGATGGCTCGAGCACGTCGACGCCGAGACTTATGAGGATCCGAACCCCGATCGGAAATACACGTTCGACGCGAGTCCGGGCACGATCGAGACGCTTCCCCCTGGAATGAAGTTCGTCTCTTGGAACCCCGATCACCCCTCTAGCGCTTTCCCGAATTTCGTCGTTACTGTGCTCCGGCAAATCGCGACCGGGCTCGGCGTCTCGTACAACGCTCTCGCGTCCGACCTGGTCGGCGTCAATTACTCTTCGATGCGGTCCGGACTCCTGATCGAGCGCGATCAGTGGAAGCGCGATCAGTCTTGGCTCATCGAGTCGCTTTGCGAGCCCGTGATGTTCGACTTTCTCTCGTTCTCTTTGCTCTCGGGAGCGCTCAAGCTCGACTCGCGGGATCCGGAAAAGTTCAAGGCCGGGAAGTGGGAACCGCGGGGATGGCAATGGGTCGACCCGCTTAAGGACGTCCAGGCCGCGGTCCTCGCGATCGGCGCTCGTCTCAAGAGTCGCGACTCGATTGTTTCGGAAACGGGCGAGGACATCGAGGAAGTGTTCGAGCAGATCTCCGAGGAAGAAACTCTCGCCGAGGAGCTCGATCTCGATCTCACGCTCCCGAGCGCAACCAAACCAACCGGCGCGCCGGTCGATCAGTCGACCGAGGACAACAAAGACGACGAACCATCCGGCGGCGCGGCCGACAGTAAGAAAACCAATCTCGCGGTTATAGGAGCTGACTAGATGGCTACGACTGTAATTCCAGAGATCGAAATCAGAACGACGCCGGTCCAGGACGGCGAAGTCCTACCGATGCAGACTCGCGAGTTTCAGGTAACCGAGTTCAAAAAGCTCCCGAAGAAAGCGCGTCGGCTCAAGGCCGACAAGGTCGCCGCGAACATCGAGCGTCGCAAAAAGAAAGCCGACGCCGGCGACGCAACCGGACCGGATGACGATCCCGAGGAAGCGGAAGAGGACGACCCCGCGGACGAGGGCGCCGACGAGGATCGGTTCGCGATCTCGATCTCGAGCGAGTTCCCGGTTAAGCGCTGGGGAGTGATCGAGATCCTCGATCACTCGCCGGGATCCGTCGACATGAGTCGAGCGAAGCAAGGGATCTCATTCCTCGATTCCCACGGGACCAGGGACATCGTCGGGATCGTGAACGACGTGACGCTCGGGAAGGACAAGGTCCTCCGCGGCGTCGTCCAGTTTTCCAGGAACGCAAAAGCGCAAGACATCAAGCGCGACGTCGTCGATGGAATCCGGAAGTACATTTCGGTCGGCTACAGCGTCGACGAGTACGTCCTCGAGAAGATGGAAAAGGACGGTCCCGACACCTACCGGGCGACGAAATGGACGCCGATGGAAGCAAGTTCGGTCGCGGTCCCGGCTGATCCCTCAGTCGGGCATAACCGAAAAGCGGGGGAGCGCGGATTCCCCGTACATGTTCGCAGCTTAGAACCAGCGGCCGGTCAACCGGCCGTAACTTCAACGGAGGAAAGCAGAATGGCAACGGAAACGAGCAATGCTCAGGCGATCCTAGATGCCCGCGGCGTCGCTACCGAGGTTATGAATCTCGGCAAGCGTCACGGCATCGATCACGAGCGCGTCGCGACGTGGATCACAGAGGGACGGTCGGTCGACGCCGTTTCCGCTCTGATCCTCGCAGATGTAGAGGCGCGCAATGGAAGACGCAACACAACCGGCGCGGCATCAGAACACCGCGACGAAATCGTCCTCAGCGAAAAAGAGGACAGGGAATACAACCTCGCGCGCGGCATCCTGACATTGGCCGCGGCGATGCATCAGGATGGAGAGCGCGGCGAGCCCGAAAATTGTCTCGAGATCGAGATCTCGCGGACGATCGAGAAGAATCACCGCGAGGAAACTCACGGCGGTCTCTTCGTGCCGTGGAGTCTTAAGACGGTCCAGGCGCTCTCAAAGCGCGCGGGTCTCGACTCCTCGACCGCGACGACTGGTCTCGAGCTGAAGTTCACCGAACCCGGCGCGTTCATCGACTTCCTGTACAACCGGATGCGCGTCAAGGAACTCGGCGCGGTCACGGTAAGCGGGTTGCGCGACAACGTTGCTTATCCGAAACAAACCGGCAAGGCGACGGGCTCATGGGTCGGAGAGAATCCCGGCTCGGACGTCGCCGACTCGAATCTGACGCTCGGTCAGATCCCGAGCTCGCCGAAAACCTACCAGTCCAGCTCGAGCTATTCGCGGCAATTACTCGCGCAAGCGGTCGTCGACGTCGACGGTCTCGTCCGCGCGGATCTTGCTCGCGATATGGCGCTCGCTCTCGACTTGGCGGCGATCTCAGGCGCGACCGGCGGAAACAACCCCGTCGGCATCATGCACACGACCGGCGTTCAGTCGTTCATCCTCGAGAACGACGTCGCCAACGGAGCGCAACCGACCTACAGCGACATCGTTCACATCATCGAGGATCTCGAGGACGTGAACGCCGATCAGCTCGGCGATCCGGGATGGCTCACGACGCCGGGAATCAAATCGCTCCTCAAGCTGACCGCGCGCCTCGCGAACACGATCGCGCTCCCGGTTTGGGCAGACAACGACACCGTGTCGGGTTACACCGCGCGGTCCTCGAACCAGGTCCCGAAGGTCCAGGTCCGCGGAACCACGTCGAACAATCACGCGCTCATCCTGGGCGTGTTCGCGATGATGGTGATCGGGATGTGGGGAAGCGGCTTCGAGCTGATCGTCGATCCGTACCGGCTCAAAAAGCAGGGCATGATCGAGCTAACGACGTTCATGCTGACCGACGTCACGCTGAAATACCCGCAAGCGTTCGTCGTCGCGGAGTGCCAGAAGTAAACGCTCGCGCTGAGGGGTCGGCGTGAACAATCGATCGACGGCCGCGGGATGCTTGGATTCCCTTCCTACCCGCGGCCGCGGTCGCAACTTTAGAACACGGAGGTTTTACCGATGGCTGTCAAAGTCAAGACTGTACGAGTCGAGCTTTTGAAACACGTCCTCATCGATGGACGGCACACTCACAAGGGATCGAAGATCTCGCTTCCTCGCGGACAAGCGATCGAGTTCGTGAGTTGCGGGCAAGCGCGCTACGTCGACGAGTCCGATGCGGACACGTCGAGCGGCGTTCGGATGGAAGATCCTCACAACCTGGATCCAGATATCGAGAATCGGGATCCGGCGCCGGCGAGACGAGGCGGCGGAAAGCCGAAAGAATAAAGCATGACGATCGTTTTTCGGGATGGGGACATCGACGCCATTTATCGCGATCTCTTTGCGATCGGCGGCGCTGTCCCCGTCACCATTAACGGCGTCGCCGGCGTGGGGATCGTCGACGAGAACGACCAGGTCGTGATCGTGAACGCCGGACGCGGCGAGCTCGTCGGAGGGGTTCATACCGTCACGGTCCAGACCTCGAAGTTCCCCGCGGGAATCAAGGCCGATCAACCGATCATCGTCGACGGGGTCACTTACTCCGTTCGGCAAAAGCTCAAAGAAGGCGACGCGGGTCTAACAAAAATTCTGCTAGGGAGCGTGTGAGATGGGCAATCCAGTTACCTCGGGGGCGCATGGTTTCCCGAAACCGAAATACGGAACAAACGAGTTCGAAGGTGCGAACGGTCTAGGCGACGTTCTCGAGGCTCTCGATGCGGCGATGACCGCTCTCGCCGGATCCCCGGCCGGCCGGTTTATCGTCTCAGCTCCAGCGGCCGATCAGACGATCACCGGCGGAAAGAAGCTCATCAACACCGGCGGATTCCAGGGTCCGGTCACGGGCGACGTTACGGGCAACGTCACGGGCAATTCGGCCGGCGTGCATACCGGCGGCGTCGTGGGCGACGTGAAAGAAACGGTCCCCGCGGCTACGACGACGTCCGGCGCGATCACTGCAAAACAGGGAGTCGTCCGACTTGGATCGGCCGGCTCTCTTGCGATGTCGATCGCGGATCCGACGTCCGGAACCGACGACGGGAAGATCCTCAAGGTCATCGCGTCGACTGCTCACGCTCACGTCATCACGGTCACCGGGGGACTCGCCGGCGGCACGAACAACACGCTCACGCTCGGCGGCGCGATCGGAGATCTCGCGATCCTCGAGGCGCTCGGCGGGAAATGGTTCTTGCTCCCGTCGATCAACGCGGCCGCGTCGCACGTCTAGAGCTATTTAACAAAGCAGGCCGCGGGTGTTCGAAAAAAGGGGAGAGCGGAGAGTCCGTTCTCCCCAACCCGCAAAATGAAACGGAGCTGATCCGATGTCCGACACGACGACAAATTACGGGCTCAAAAAACCGAAGTATGGAACGGATCCCGATGAGGCCGAGAACCTCGACGTTATCGACGAAGCGATCCATTCGGCCGGCGGGGTCCAGCTTCAGGTCAACGGGGTAGACAACATCGACCAGGCCCTATTTAACCTAATCGACGGAAACAACACGTCTGTGCAAGACAACGGGGACGGGAGCGTCCAAGTTAACGCCGTAATTCCACCTTCCACCGGGCCGATCATCAAGGCAACAAGGGCAGGGCAATCTAGCGCCGTTCCATTGCCGCAATCGTTGTATCAGCCCGCGGCTAAAAAAATCGTCCGCGTTTCATTGACGCGGACGACCATCACGGCCGCGTCCGCAAGTTTTACAGTTGGAACTATCGACCTTGTTTTCACGAACCGCGACTTTGGGTTTACTCCGACACTCCACCTCATAATTCCGACCGCTTTGATTGAAGGCCCAGCGCTGGGCCACAACACACCCGGAGATACTTACACCGCTTCCGCGATCATCATTGCAGACAACGGCCTTACGATCACCGCAACGTGGAACGGCGCGCTCTCCGATGGCGGAGGCACTTTTAACTCCGGTTTTGCTTTCGTGGCGGAAGAACTGGGCGACGCCTAAAAAACCATGTCATCGATCCGAGAGCAGATCATCGACCAGATCGTCGCCAACTTCGAGGCGGTCGGGAAACCTTCGGGTCTCACCGTTCACCGGATCCGGACCAGGCCGATCGAGGACGACGTGCTCCCGGCGATCCTGGTCTACACCGAGGACGATGAGCCGAAAACTCTCTCCGGTCAAGTGTTCAAGGCTCCGCTCGTCGAGCGGCGTCTCGTCGTCTACGTCGAATATCGCGCCGAGGGTTCGCTCACTGTGGCGCCGGATCAGGCGCTCGATCCCCTGATCGTTTGGGGAACGAAGCAAATGGTCACGAACGAAAAGTTTGTTTCGAATGCGTATCCCGACGGGCTCGGAATGGGCGTCGTCGAGCTAAAAACCGCGTGGCTCTCGAAAGAGGGCGACAAGCTCTTCGCGGCCGCTTCGACGCAATGGCTAGTGCATTACCGGACGAGTCGACTCGATCCGACTTCGAGAACATAGGAGAGTTTTATGCCTTCAATTCAGTACCCGAACGCTCACGTCCCCATGCTCGGAAAAGGGTCGATCTTGTTCGATCGGTTCGACGCTTCCGGCGGGCTAACCGGCTACATGCCTTTCGGCAATTGCACGAAGCTCGAGCTCGTCGACAAAGACGAACGCGCCGAGCTTTTCCAATCGCTCAACAAGTCCGCGTCGCTGATCGCAAACGCGCTCAAGAAACGGACGATGACGCTCGCGATCACCGGGACCGACTTCCGAGCTGACATGATCGCTATCGTCGCGATGTCGGCCGGGAAAACGACGCTCTCCACGACGGCGACGACTTTCACGGCCGAGGTCCTCGCGCGCGCCGGCGTGAAGAAAGGCGGGAAGTATTTCGCGCTCTTGAATCGGAACGTCGACAACACGGGGACCGCTCCGGTCTTGACGAACAACTCCGTCACGCTGGCAACTCCCGGCGACTATATCGTCGTCGATCCGGTCGAGGGTCTGATCTATTTCCCGATCGGAACGACTGCGGACGACGCTCACACCGTCACGGCGACGTATCACACGCTCGTAGGATCTCAGGACCAGGTCGCCGGCGCCGTCGAACCTCAGATCACCGGTCGACTCCGGTTCGTTCCGGATCCGGCCGATGGTCAGAAGATCGGGCTCGAGGCGTGGCGCGTGAACCTATACCCGAGCGGTCAGATCGGGCTCATCGTCGACGACTATGCGAACTGGACGCTCGAGGGCGCGATCCTCGACGACACTTCGAACCATCCGTCGTCGCCGTACTACCTGCAAACGTTCTACAGTTAAAGCGCTCGTCGTTTCCTCTTCGACGAGGGAACGGAGGTCGCGGAGAATCGCCAGAGCTCGCACGTGGTGGGGGATTGGGGGACCGGTCCCCCGCGCGGCGATCACAACAAGCGCGAGGACCTCGCAACTCGAGGAAAATCGAACCAGGGGGAAAGATGAAAACGATCAAGCTCGACGGCCGAGAGTTCGCAGAGATCGACCAGGCTCTCACCTCGGCGCAAAACGATTACATCCAAGGGCATCTCGCTCTCGCCGGCGTGACCGATCTCCTGGTCCTGGCTCACACGAAAAAAGACGAGGACGCCGTCGGGGACATGCGACGCGAGTTCATCACGCGGATTCTCGTCTCGGGTGAGAAGTCCGCGATCGTCGCCGGCTGTCTGACCGAGGTCGGGAAAAAATGGTCGCGCGCCGAGGCCGAGAAAAACCGCGAGCGCTTTGACCAGATCACCGACCCCGCGGAATCGACTTCGATGACGACGGAGCTCGCGAGGCTCGTGATCGCTTTTTTTCAGTTCGGGGGGACATCGTCGACGACTTCCCCGAAATCTTCGAACCCGAACGACGCGGTCCCCGCTACCGAGAACGCGGCGCTCGAGAGCTCGGCGAGTTCGCCGCAGTAATTCGCGAAGTATCGGATCACGATCCGACGCGAATCGATGACGTGATGGATTGGCCGCTTCGAGAGCTCTTCCTTGCATACGTGGAACGCATGAAGAGCGCGGCGCGGATTGCTTACGACGTAGATCTCTTGATCTGGGCAGTACTCGCGGCCGCGGGATCGAAGGCACGAAAACCCGATCCCCCGGCCGTTCTAAAAGCACCAAAAATTGTGATCGGCGGGTGAGATGGCGGACCAGGCTCCAGAGATCAAGATCAAAATTACCGGCGAGGACACCGGCGTCGCCGCGGCGATCAAAGAGCTTTCGAACCAGCTCTCGGGGCTCAAGCAAAAAACGAAGGAAGTCGAGGGCGCGACGCTCGACCTAAAAGCGGCGTTCCAGACGCTGATCGCGTCCGAGGTCGTTCTCAAGGTCGTCGAGTTCGGGAAAGAAGTCTACAACACGACGCTCAACATCGAGCGCATGTCAGAGCGGACCGGGCTCTCGGCCGGACTCCTCTCGACATTTGGGAAAGCGGCCGAGTCGTCGGGCGCCTCAACCGAGCAAGTGAACGTCGCGCTCTCGAAGCTCGCGCTCAACATCACAAAATTCCAGCAGGGCTCGACCGGCGCCGCGGCCGCATTCAAGGCTCTCAACATCTCCCAGGCCGATTTTAAGAATCTCTCTCCGGACGAGAAGGTTCGGCTCGTGACCGATCGCCTGGGCGGGATGACGAGCGGACTCCAGAAGGCGGCGATCGCGCAACAGCTCCTCGGCCGCGGCGGGTCCGCGCTGATTCCAACACTAGATCAGCTCGCGGGCGACGGGTTCGACAAGGTCACCGAAGCGGCAAAGCGGACCGGACAGTACGTCTCCGATCAGATGGCCCAGGACGCTAAAAACGTCGCGATAGCTTTCGCCGAGCTCGAGGGTGCCGGGAAGGGAATCGCCACACAGTTCGAGGCCGGTCTCATCCCGGCGCTCACCGACGTCGCTGAATCATTCTCGAAATCAATCGAGGGGGACAGTGCCGACTCGTTCAAAAAACTCGGCGAAGATGCGGGTCTGGTCGTCAAGGGGATCGTCGTATTTTTCGAAAATGGAGCGACCCTCATCGCGGCGCTTTGGCTCAGTCTCGCGGACACGATAGAGGGGATCTTCGACGAAATCAAGGTCGCGGCGAGTTCAACGCTCGATGTAGTGATCGCAACGGCGGAAGGCCGTTACCTCGATGCGGCCGACGCGATCGGGAAAGGATTCTCGAAAGCGTTCGACACCGCGGCGGATCACGGCGAGGTTCTCGCGAACACATGGACAACAGCGATCAGCGTCATCAAGGCGCAAGCCGATTCGCTTTTCAAGGTCGACGACGGCAAGTTCAAACCCCCGAAACCGGAAGGGGGCGGCGGGGGCGGCGGCGTCCCCGACGACAAGGCCGAGAAAGCTCGGCTCTCACTCCGCGAGGCCGAAATTCAGGAGCAACTCGCGCTCACGAAGGCGAGCAACGCGGCGGAAGAGAATGCGAACCAGATCGCGTACAACGAGGGGCTCGAGTCGCTTGCGGATTTTTATCGAAAGAAGCTCGCGCTCGCCGAGTCCGACAACGACGCTCAGATCGACGCGCTCACGAGGCAACGGGCCGCGATCGCCGCGGCGCCGACCGACGGAACCGATGCGGCCGCGCTCGCGAAACGACAAAAGATCGAGAAGCTCGACAACGATATCTCGATCGCGCGGATCGCCGGATCCCAAAAGCTCGCGACGATCAACGAGCAACAATTCCAGGCCGAGGAAGCTCATCGAAAAACGCTCCTCGGATACCAGGCTCAGATCCTCGCCGCGCAAGGGCTCACCTACCAGGCCGCGGTCGCTCAGATCGAAGGCGAGGCCGCGGCGATCGAGCGGTCGCTCGTCCAGGCTGGACTATCCCCGGAACAAGTCTCGACGCTCGTCGGTCAGCTCCAGCAACTCAAGCTCTCGGCCGCGGCGTTCAACGAGGACAAAAAGCAAGGCGAGATCGCGCTCAAGAGCATCGCGGACCAGAAGTCCTCGATCGACCTGGACGTCCGGACGGGCCAACTTTCGCAGATCCAGGGCGAGATCCAGCTCGCGAACCTCGAGCGAGCGCGACTCCCCGAGCTCGAGGCGATCGCGGCCGCGATGCACGCCGCGGCGATCAGTCCCGAACAAAAGCAAGCGGCCGACGACTTCGACCAGAAGATCAAGCAGATCGCGGCCGACACGAACTTCATGGGGCAGGAGTTCGGGAAGTTCAAAACCCAGATCGAGCAAGGCGGGATCTCGGAGCTCTCGAACTTCCTGGGCAACACGATCAATCAGGTTCACGGGGTCGGGGACGCTTTCCGTCAGCTCGCGAGCTCGGCCGTCGCGTCGCTCCAGAAGATCGCGGCGCAACTGATCGCCGAGATCGTGATCCGGAAATTGATCCAGGCGATCACTCACCAGGACGAGGGAACCTCGAAGATCGCAACATCGGCGGCCGCGGGACTCGCTCAAGCGGCTCCCCTGATCGCTGCGTCGGCCGCTATGAGCACGGCGGGGGGGGTAGTGATAGCGGCAGGCATCGGGCTCGGCGTGAGCGCAGCGGCGCTCCAGGTCGCAGCAACGACCCTTTTAATCGCGAACTCGGCCGGCGGCGCTGGTGGATTCGCCGAGGGCGGGCTCGTACCAGGGCAGGGAAGCGGGGACACGGTCCCGGCGATGCTCACCCCCGGCGAGGTCGTTATCCGACGAGCGGCCGTCCAAGCGGTCGGGCTCGATACGCTCATGGCGATCAACCGCGGTTTTCGGATCCCGTCGATCGCCGGCGTCGGGGTCCAGCGGTTCGCCGAGGGGGGTCTCGTCCAGGGTCTCGACCGGTCGGACCGGATGGACGTCCAGCTCGGGATCTCGCTCGACGAGGGTCTCGTCCTCAAGCATCTCGCGAGCAAACCTGCAGGCCGGCTGATCTTGCACCATCTGACCGACAATCCAAAGGCCGCGAGCCGAGCGATTCAACGAGGGGGATGAATGTCTTACCAGGTAGGCACGGCGACCGACTATTCCGACTTGCTCGATCAGCTCGACACGTTTCTCACTTCCCAGGGGATGACGCTCTCGCCGTCGTACGCGGGGACGGGGAACGGAACGATCGCGGGTTTGATCGGCGGATCCGCGAGCGTCGCCGAAACTTTTACGATCGCGTTCACCAGCGCGACCGCTTTCACCGTCACGGGCTCGATCACCGGAGCTCTCGCCGGCGGAACTGCAGGGGTCGCTTACTCGACGACTCACATCAAGTTCACGATCACGGCCGGCGGGACGGCGTTCATCGCGGGCGACACGTTCACCGTCGCGACGACTCCCCCTTGGACCTCGAAGCGTCGCGCGAGCGGCGATCAAATGATCTGGCAAGCTCCCGGAAACGGGAACCTCGATCAGATCCTCGTCGGCGCGAAGCTCTTCTCGAACGTCACCGGCGATTATTACAACTGGAGGCTCGCCGGCTATACCGCTTTCTCGAGCGGGCTCGATTTCGAGCATCAACCGGGATACGTCGGCGGCGTCGGTCAGCAATTCCCCTCGCCGGTTTTCAATCTTTGGAACTCGACGATCCCGTACTGGTTCGTCGGCAATGGCCGGCGCGTCATCGTCGTCGCCAAGATCTCGACCGTTTACGTCTCGTGCTACCTCGGGTTCATCGACTCATACATGAGTCCGGGCGCTTTCCCTTACCCGCTCGCGGTCGGCGGGTCGATGACTTGGGATGCCGGTTTGAGCTCAGGTGAACCAGGGGCGACGAGTACCTCATGGAGATGGTCTTACGTCGGCAACGAGCTCCGAAACTATCCCGAGTCGCGAACGACCGGTCTCGGCAATGCGGCCGGCGCTCAGATGCGGCTCCGTTTACCCTCTGGAACGTGGCAAGGGTTTAACGCGAACAACACCGAATCGGTTTTCGGTCGGATCTGGCCGACGTGCGAGGGTCACTCGGCGGGGATGCAAGACTGGAGGCCGAACCTCGACGGGGGATACTCGATTCTCCCGATCGTGCTCTTCGATCAAACGATCAACGTTTACGGCGAGCTCGACGGCGTCGGATGCGTCACGGGGTTCGGTCAGTCGGCCGAGAACACGATCACGATCGGCTCGGACATCTGGGTCGTGATCCAGGATGTTAACAGGACGACGAAGATCGACTACTTCGCCGTCAAGCTCACTTAGGGGGATCGATGGCATACGCGACGGGGGTTCCGACTTCGCCGGTCGACCTACTCCAGCAGCTCGACACGTTTCTCGCGGCGAACGGATGGACCTCCGATCGGAGCGCGGTCGAGGGATCCGGATGGACCGCGTCTCTCCACAAGGGCTCGACCTATGCCCACTTGCGCGCGATCGTCGCCGAGGCCGGCTTCGCGACCGAGACGGTCGGGAACGGTTACGCTCTTTTGCTGTATCTCTCCGACAATTTTGACTCGATGCAACCGTGGGTCACGCAACCCGGAAACGCGCCGCTCGAGTCGATCAATACGAACCGGATGGGCGTCGCGATGAATCTCGCGGCCGGACCGTTCTCGAACTACTATTTTTTCACCGACGGAACGAACGACAACGTCGTCGTGATCGTCGAGAAAACCCCAGGGGTCTACCTGCATCTCGCCTGGGGAACGTCGCTCCAGAAGGCCGGCGCCTGGACCGGCGGGATGTACTTCCACGGATCGACGAGCGGCTACTATGGCCCGTACCAGGCTTTCGGGCCGAACGTCCCCGGATTCACGAAAACGACCGATTGTCCGGGATGCGTCAACGACTCGCAAGGCTTCGCCGCGGGGTTCGTGCTCTGCGATGTCGATGCGTTTACCGGGAAATGGATCACGATCGGCGACCTGGTCTCGGGGCAGTTCTACACGGGCCGTCACGGAACGAGCTCGGCGACCGGGACATACATTCCCTCGAGCTCGATCCCTCGCTATGCACAAACGACCTCAATCGGTAACCCGACGCCGTTTCAGTTCGCGCAAACGAGCCAACTCGACGGCCGCGCGAACTTGCTCCCCGTTCTTTGGTTCACCGGCCGGGACGGATCGAGCGGCAACACGGGCGGGTTCTCGCTGATCGGGACGCTCCCGATGATCTTCTCGAGCAACGGGGTCGGAAACGGGTTCCTCCCGGCGTCGGACTACGTCCTCGGGCCGGACACGTACAAGATTTTCCCGAACTTCGCCGTTCTGAAAGCGTAATTGTTTATATAAAAAAATGGCTGACTTCCCCGGAGTGGACTATTCGAACGAGCCGATCGGGATCCTCACGAACGGGATCTCGACGAACATCCCCGCGGGAACTCAGGAGCTCACGACGTTCGCGCTCTCGGTTAACCCTGGGCCGGTCGCTCTCTCCCGCGGCACTCCGGAACCGGTCGTCTCGATCGTTCATCACTCGCTCGGGGGTCACTATCGCGAGCTCTTCGGCGGTCAGCTCTTCGAGCGGATCATCGTCATCCCGAGGATCAAGACGCTCGGGTTCGTGCTCTCGTCGACGCAATTCCCCGTCGAGGTTTGGAACGCTTTCCGCAACGCGGACAAGATCCTCACGGCGATCGTGATCTCCGGATCCGGCGGGGTCACGCTCACGGATCCTTACGGCGAACCCCTGATCTATGGCGCGCTCGATTCCTACATCTACCAAGCGACGATGCCGGCGTCCGGGCCGGCGCAAATCAATCAAGATATTTTGTTCCAGTTCACGCCGTCGATCCCTGGAACGGATCTCCTCATCACGGGCTCGAGGGTGACGCTCTTCTCGGTCTCGCCGGATTGGGCGTCGGGGATCAAAGAGAAGATCTCCTATCTGACCGACGTCCTGGTCGCCTACTCCGACAACGAGCAACGGCGCGCGCTGAGGCAGATCCCGCGCCGCGGCTTGCACTATCGCGCGAGCGCGTTCACGGCGCGGAACTCGGCCGGAATGGAGTCGCTCGTTTGGGGATGGCAGCATCAACCGTACGGCGTCCCCTGGTGGCCGGATGCGACGCCGCTCGTCTCGGACATTGCGGCCGGCTCGTTCTCGATCCCTTGCAACACGGCCGACCGGCAATTCGCGGCCGACGGGATCGCGACGATCTGGAAGGACGAGTACACGTTCGAAGCGCTCACGATCGACCAAGTCTTCGCGGATCACATCACGATCACGTCGCCGACTCAATTCAACTGGACCGCGGGACCGGCGTCGCTCGTGATGCCTGTTTTCCTCGCGCGCCTCAAGAACCAGGTCCAGGTCGATCGACTTTGGAGCGCGGGCGATTCGATGGATCTCGAGTTCGCCGGCGAAGCGCAGCAACCCGCGCCGGCGCCGACGATCTCGCTCCCGAGCTTCAAGGGGTTCGACGTCCTCGAGATGATGCCGAATTGGGTCAACGGGCTCACCAGGGTTTACAACCGTTCGGTCGTACTCCTCGATCCGCGGGTCGGACCGATCTCGGCGATCGACAAAGGCGGGACCGCAGTCGTCGATCAGTCGTTCCCCTGGTGGATTCAGGATCACGCCGCGGCGACGAAGTTCCGCGCTTTCCTGATCGCTCGCTTCGGTCAATTGCGGCCGTTCTGGATCCCGACATGGGACCAGGATCTCGTCCTTCACGTCGACCTCGGCGCAACCGACGGAGGGCTGACGATCGAGTCAGAGTTCTACACGCGATTCCTTTTCCCCTCGGTCGCGCGCCGCTTCGTCGCTTTCATCCCGACCGATGGATCCGGGAACGTCTATCGTAAGATCACGGGTTCAACCGACAACGGCGACGGGACGGAAACCCTGGTCCTCGAGTCGACGACGGGAAAACTCTTCCCCAAGAATCAAACTCAAGTTTCGTTTTTGACGCTCGTCCGGCTCGCGAGTGACGACGTCGAGATGATCTGGTCTACCAACGACTTCGCTCAGTCGACGCTCCAATTTCAGGAAGTTCCAAAAGAGGTACCCGCGTGAGTTACGATTCGATCGAGAAATCGGGAAGCGGTTCGCAACCCTGGGAGATCTATCTTTTTCACACGACCGGGAAGAGCTTTCTCCTCACGTCGGCCGACGAGACGATCACGTATCTCGGTCAGCAGTACGACCCGACGACGATCTCGAGGACGGAGCAAGAGCACACGAACGAAGTGATCTCGGGTCGCATTAAGATCACGATCCCCCCGTCGCATCCCCTCGCCGCGGAGTTTATTCCCTACCTTCCCCCGACGCCGATGGAAGTCACAATTTTCGGCGGGCACTATGGCGACTCGGACGTCGTCGTTCTGTTTTCGGGAAATGTCGCGAGCACACTTTTCACCGATCAGTGCGAGCTGAATTGCAACTCGGATATGTATCGGCTCCAGCGACTCATCCCCAAAAAGCTCTATCAGGCGCCATGCGCGCACGTCTTCGGGGATGCGGGATGCGGGATCGATCTCGCGCTTTTCACGACGACGGGAACGATCGCGTCGGTCGATTCGACGGGGACGATCATCCACGTGACGGCGTTCAACGGTTTGAGTCACTCGCTCAAAGGCGGCTATTTCCTTCACGGGAACGACCTCCGGATGATCGTCGATCACACGGGCGATCAGGTCACGCTCCTCACCGCGATCCCTGGTCTCGCGATAAACCAGGTCGTGAAGGGAGTCGCCGGCTGTCAGCACACTTTCGCGGCGTGCCAGTCTTACAACAACACGCCGCAATTTTTCGGTTTCGATCTCATGCCACAAACGAACCCGTTCGACGGCTCGATCGCGTAGAACACAACAAGGGCTCGAGGGAGCGTGTCGTCTTCTTCTGGATACTGTTACTCATCCTGATCGCCGCATCGGTCGTCGGGGTTCTTCTAACTCCGAAACCTAAGTTCAACCAACCGCAACCGTCCGCGCTTGGCGACTTCCAGCTCCCCACGGCGAGCGAGGGGAGAGCTATCCCCATGATCGGGGGGACGGTCAAGATCACCGGCGGAAACACGGTTTGGTGGGGCGATCTCCAGATCGTCCCGATCAAAAAGCGGGTCAAGAGCGGCATGTTCTCTCACACGACCGTGATCCAGGGGTACAAGTATTACCTCGGCGTTCAATACGCGCTTTGCCTCGGACCGGTCGATCACCTGGTCGCGATCCAGTCGAACAAAAAACCGGTACCGTTCGGCGCCTCGGGATCCGACGCTCTGACCGTCGGCATCAACGCGGAGAATCTTTTCGGCGGGCCGACGTCCGAGGGCGGGCTCTCGGGTCGGATGACGTTCTACCGCGGGACGCAAACGCAAGGCTCGAACGCTTATCTCTCGAAAAAGCAAACCGGCGCGAGCGTCGTCGGAAGCTATTCCGGAACGGGAAACGGGTTTCTCTCATTCCTCGCGCCTGGGAACGGCGCCGTCGCCGAGGTCATCACGATCACCGCGCTCTCGTCGCATTACACGGCCGACCCGACAAAACCCTACTACGGATTCCGCGAGTTCTCGGTCGTCGGATCCGTCTCGGGAGCGATCGGCACGGCATACGCGGATTACGCATTCTCGTCGACGAAGATCAATTTCACAATCACGACGGGCTCGACCGACTTCTCGCCTGGGGATCACTTCACGGTCACGACGAGCGCGACCAGGATCTCGCCGCACTATCAGGGGCTCTGCTACGTAGTCCTCGAGGGGTTTTACGTGGGGACGAGTTCCTATCTCAAAACGATCTCGTTCATCGTTCGACGATGTCCGGATCCCTTCGGATGGGGGACCTCCGACCCGCGGGTGAACATCAACGGCGATGCGAACGCCGCGCTCTGGATGTACGAGATCCTCACCGACGTCGACAACGGACTCGGGATCTCGCCGACGAAGATCAACGCGAGCTCATTCCAGGCCGCGGCCGTGACGCTCAAGAACGAAGGGCTCGGGATCTCGATGCAGATCGACCAGCAATCGACGGCCGATCAGATCTTGAGCGAGATGCTCCGTCACGTCGACGGGATCCTTTGGGTCGATCCGCAAACCTCGTTATGGAACATCACGCTCGCGCGCGCCGACTACGACCCGACGATGATCCTCGAGCTCACGGTCGACGACATCAAGTCGACGCCGGAATTCTCGCGCGCGTCCTGGAGCGAAACGTCGAACGAGGTCGGAATCACATTTCTCGATCGCGCGGCCGACTTCAATACGAGGACGGTACAGGCGTTTGAGACGGCGAACATCGCGGCGACGGGCGAGGTTCGGCCGCAAACGATCGCGTTCAACGGGCTCTCGAACTCGACGACGGCGTCGCTGGTCGCGGCGCGCGTGCTCAAGACTCTCGCCTATCCAATTTCGAAACTCGTCCTCAAGACGAACCGCAAGGCGTGGAACCTCAGAACCGGCGGCGTGTTCAGGTTCACATGGATCCCGCTCGGGATCAACGATCAGGTTTTCCGCGTGACGCGCATCGGTTATGGCGACCTGGTCGACGGGACGATCTCGATCGACGCGGTCGAGGATATTTTCGGTTTGAGCTTCGTTTCTTACGATCCGGCGCCTGATTCCGGATGGGTCAACCCGACGGGATCCCCGGTCGCGCCGGCTTTCCAGGAGCTCGTCGAACTTCCCCTCGAGCTGGTCCCCGATGGCGTCGTCGGTATCTATGCGATGACCGTCATCGCGAGGAGTCAGACGACCGAGAAGAGTTATGAAGTTTGGCAACCGATCGGCGGAAGTGATACCGAGACGAACGAGGTTTTCGGATTCTCTCCCGTTGCGGTCCTGGAAAACCTCTATCCCGCGGCGACGCCGGCGAAGGATACGACGGGGTTCAAGCTCCAGCTCGGCGGGCTCGACCTCGGGGTCCTGGTCGACACCGACAACGGCGGCGTCATCCTCGGGGCGAACCTCGCGATCTTCGACGACACCGGCGAGATCGTGTCCTGGGAAACGGCGACGGTCAACATGGACGGGACGACAACGATCGCCGGCGTCCTCCGCGGCGTGATGGATACGGTCCCCCGCGATCATCCGGTCGGGACTCGGGTGTTCTTTTTCAGCTCGGGACCTGGTCTCACTCAGATCGATCCCTACCCCGCGGATCTCACCGTCCAGGCGAAGATCCTTCCGAAAAACAACGTGGGAACGTTCCCGATCGGATCCGCGAGCTATCAGACTTTGACGACGATCTCGCGCTATTTGCGGCCGTATCCCCCCGGCGATCTCCGGATCGACGGTCTCACTTATGGAACGCGGTACTCGATCACGTTCGGAGATCAGACGTTCACCTGGACCTCAAGGAATCGGCTCACGCAAGCGGCCGGCGGGACTCTGATTTTCCAGGACGCCGCGGACATCACTCCCGAGGCCGGGACGACCTACAAGGTTTTTGTCGTGATCGGCGGATCCCTGATCCGTACGGTCGACCCCGCGACGACGCCGTTCACTTACACGGGCGACGATCGAGCTTCCGACGGCGGAACGGGTCCGGTCAGTTTGCTTTTTGCTTCACACGCGAACGGGCTCGACTCATACCAGGCTCAGGTCGCGACGATTGAGATGACGGGTTTCGGGCTCGACTTTGGCGCATATTTCGGAGGGATCAACCTATGAGCGTTACCAACGGACCAAGACTCGGAACGATGATCTCGGCCGTAACCGGCGATCAGTTCCCCGTCGACTTTCGGAAATTTCTCAGGCAGTACCATGCACTCGTCCAGGCCGCGGTCATCAGCAAAACGCTCACCGCTCCCCCAGGCTCGCCGGCGAACGGCGACGCTTACATCGTCGGCGCCTCGGCGACCGGCGCCTGGGCAACTCACGACAAAGCGATCGCGATCTGGACGACCGACAACCCCGCGACGCCGGCGGGTTTGTGGGAGTTCTA